CTTTTCTTTGCTCCTTCCTACGATTTGCTAGGTGAACTGGGCGAATAAAAAATAAAAGACTGGGGGAGTATTACACTTTAGTAATCTCCTCCACTACATATTGGTCTTTTACTTTCTTGCAGGTACATACGAAGAATTCCGGATGTTTCAGAGCTCCTTGTAAAGTATCAGGAAGAATCATTTCTTTAGTACGACGGTCCATTGCAACCGTTGCATACAGGATACCTTCACTCTCGCATTTCTCTATTAATGCACTTTTTAGTTCTTCTACGCTATATTCCATTTGTGTGATCCTTTGTCGCTGCAAAGTTATGGAAAATATGTATATTTTGTGCAATTATATTCCTGTAATAAATAAAAAAAATAGCTCCCTAGTTCGTCCGCCGACGAGGGAGCTATTAACACAAAAACTAAACTAGACACATTTTTGGAAATCTAGTTGTATATTCTGTATATCAATTATATAGTCCTGCTTTTTTTTATGGTTCGACCATAATTCGACCATTTGATGTTTTATGTACTATCAAGATTTCTATATTTCATATTTTATATTACTTTAAATATTATATTTGCGCATTGTCAAACTAAAATAGTGCGTTTATGAAATCGTTATTAAAAAATGTCCTAAGAAGGATAAGTAAAAAACAATCTTCTAAAGAAGATAATGCAACAGCCTTTTATCCCCAGTGTTGTGCAAAAGTGGATGATTCCGCTCGTATGCGTATAAAAATGTCTTATGACCAAAATGTAAAAGAAACTATATCAAGCTTGAAAACACTTGCTAATGATATGTCTAGTGGCTTTGTTACTTTTAAAAAGTTTCAGACTAGGCGTTATCAATACAACCCGGATGCAGATGCAACTCTATATGCTTCAAGACTGCTTCGTGCAGCTTCTATATTGGAGTTCCTATTAACTGATCCTGATAATAAATCTTAGAGATTCATTTTTTCAGCTAGAGCAGAGAGCCCTATCAGTAGTTCAGTTATATTTTTGGCTTTTCCGACAACATCATCAACTTTCGCTGCTGTATCAGGGCTTAACTCCTTTTCTAATCGTTCTAGCTGCATTTGAAATGTATCAAAACTTAATATATATAAGTCTCTTTCAACAGTGAATCCCCCTTTTTCTGCAAAATTGAATATTTCAAAATTCAACGTAAGATATTCAATACCATATCCTTTATAGTCAATAAATCTCCTATTTTTGAACTCCTCTAAAACTATTTCATATTGTTCTTTACTGATCCTAAGGTCTGGTATATCTTTATAATTTAGTTTAGCTGTTCTTTTCCCGTTTGCTACAACCAAAATATAATTTAATACTTTATCCTTTTCTTCAGCTGTTATAACTAAAGGATATTCTCTTTCATCTTTTGGGGGTACAGTTCTAATTGGGCGCATATTTGAAAAAATATTTATTCTATTGTTTATATAGTTTCATTCTAGTATTACTGTAATACATTATATCTTTTTCTATTTCGCAGGGAATTGTTAAATTGTCTTTTTCTACTATTAGATTCACAATATTGTCGTTTATAGAGTATTTACCTGATACCGTTTCTTTCCATTCATATTCTAAATCCTCATTATCATCTGCAACATTATATATTGTGAAAGATTTCAAGTCAAAAGATATAGCAAAAAAAGATCTTAAATAAGGAGTGCCTTCTTCAAAAGACAATCGAGTTTTTCCGTACCAGTCTTTTGCAGAAGTCCATGTTGTTCCTGCTAAATTAATACTGTCATCAGAGCATGAATTAAATATAAGCACAAATAAGAAGGATAGTATTAAAAATCTTTTTTTCATACGTATATAAGTTTATCCTACATTTCGTTCATTTTTCAACATAGTCAGTTCTCCTTTGGCTTTTTTAAGTTCTTCTGTGAGTAACTGATTCGTTTTAGTTTGTTCGGTGATTATACCTTGCAAGGTAGTGATCGTATCTACCAAGCGTTTCATTTGTTCTATGTTTGGGTCAGGTGTTACTTCTGAAAGTAGCATTTGACCTTTTCCGCGAAGTAACCACTCAGCAGAAATATCTTCATAGGTTAGTAGAATTGAAGTTAATACCTTAGCGGAAGGTTCTGTTCCACGTTGAAACATTGATGCTATTACAGATTGTGTTACACCAATTCTTTTCGCAAATGCGCTATCTGTAATGCCGGCAGACAGAATTATTTCTCTAATTCTTCCATTAATAGTGTTGTTATTTGTCATAAATCCAATCAATCAAAAGTTAATAAAACGCAAATGCGATAAAATAAAAAGTTTTTTGTTTTTAAAATAACGCAAATGCGATTATATTTGCATCATAAATCAATCAATCATACAAACATACAAAAAATGATTGATAAAACCAATTAAAAAATAACGATTATGAGCTACAATTTATCACAAATAATGAAGTCTGCACACCGCAATTACAAGAAGGGTGGAAAAACATTTTCAGAGTGTTTAAAATCTGCATGGAGCTTTGCAAAACTCCAAGAAAGTTTCTCACCGGAAGCAGTGAAATCAAGAACTGATAAATTTTTAGCTGAAAGACATGAAGCTATGAGCAAGACTGCCAAAGCTACACCTAGCAAGGAATATAATAACCTTAATATTCCCGCTTCCGCTTACTACAACCCAAATAGTACTCATTACGGTGCACATTACGTCGGAGATTAATCAAATTATACAACAATGGATAAAAGAACCGAACTAGAAATACAGCGAGACAAATATGAAGCTGTGATTGAAGAACGAGACGCGTTGATCAGCTCTTTGAGAGGTGAAAATGAAAAACTCAAACGAGATTTAGAATCAGAACGTGGATTTTATAGAGAGAAAGTTTCCCAATGTGATGATTTGAAGAAATTTATTGAATCGCAACGAAACTTAATGGACATAGTTTTGAAGAACAACCAAAGTATTCTCTAACCCTCACTAAAGTCAAACCAAACCGCCGGTTATCCGGTACCCAGTCCGGCTCTTTGAGCCTGCCCTTGAAGGGAGACTGGGAACAACAGAGAAGAGTTCTTTGACATATTGGTAAAATGGTGTTTTGGAAGCCGACACGTGCTGAAAGGGATTACTGACGTAGGCGGGCTTCTCAACGATATAATGCTGTGGTTAATGGTCAAGCCGTATCGTTGTAAAACTAAATCAGTTAGACGTTTGTCGGCAAATCGAGGTATTTGCTTTATGTATATAAAGGTGATGTAGCTCAGGCAGGTTAGAGCGCTGTGTGTGGTGGATGGTTGAGAGTTCGAGTCTCTCAAGAAATACTCTTAGCTTAACGGAAGAGCACCACAAGCAGAGGTCGGCGGTTCGAATCCGCTCATCGCTTCAATGTTTAATTTAAAATTAGATTGTATGGAAAAGGATATTCAGAGACGTAACGTAATTGATGTATTACGGAGTATGGATGTTGGTGCAATAGAAGTATTTCCTATCGTTCAGAAACCGTCTGTAACTAATACATTGAATGCTCGGCTTTATAAAGAAAAAGCTGAAGGAATGGCTTGGAAAACAAAGTCAGATGTAAAAAATATGCAGTTTATAGTAACCAGAATTGCATAACTGAGATGATCAGAGGTGAAATGGCTGAAATATTGCTAGATAATATTCTCCGTCTGTTTTCTACAGAAACGTTTGGAAAAGATAAGTCTGCGTATTATGTGGGTGGGGAAAAGAAATTGATGAATCTTATAGAAGCGGGTAAGATTGAAAGTGATAAGCCCACTAATGTCCAAAACGGCAAGTGGCATTGTAATGCTGCTCAAGTATTACTTCATTGCCGATGTGCGGGAAGGAAAGTTAAATCTAAAAAACGGAAGAAATGAAAAAGATTAAAGTGATACAGTATGCCATGATGTTCATTGCCTTATGGACAACACTGTATCTTATAGATAGCATTGAAGTTAGCAAGAAAGAATTTATTGCTGCTTTTGTATTGGTGACTGTCGTATCAGTGAATTATATCTGTTTTCGATACTACGAAGATAGGAAACAAAATAAGGATAGCCTGTGAAGGTCTGCATTGCTTAATTTTAGTATTTGTCATGTTTATTTAGCCCGGTTCGCCGGGCATCTGCCGGGATAGCCCAGTTGGTTAGAGCGCATGTTTCTACATGAGGTCAGCGGTTCGAATCCGTTTCCCGGCTCAACTCAATCAGAGTTAAGTAACCCGTGAGGGTGAAAATATATTTGCATTATATATACAATCAATGTAGCCGGAAGCGTCTGGCTACGACCTGAAGGAATGGCGGAATTGGTAAACGCAAGTATGCAGATAGATTGAAGAAAGTCATACATAGGTAATCTATCATCCCGGTTCGAGTCCGGGTTCCTTCACAGAGAATTTTTCTTTTTATGTTTAACTAATGTTGCCAGCGAAAAGGACGCTGTAGGGTTAAAGCCCCTGTTATTTGAGTTTTAATTGTTCTATACTATTCCGGTGTGCTTTGAACGGCTATCCGGAAGCAAGAAGCTCGTGAGAGTGCTATTTAATAGTTAATGTCGTGTTTTATTTTGTGTTTGTGTTCTAAGTGAATGGTTCGTGAGAATAGTTCACTTTAAACGGATGGCTGGTGTAATTGGCAGCATATGCAGGTATGCGTGATGTGGGTTCGAGACCCACGCCATTCACCCTTTTGATCCTATTAAATTATAGTAGTTCATGAGTTTTGTTTTGTGTTTGTGATTGGGGTGTATGGTCTGTGAAGATAGTGCACCTTTTTAATTAATCGGGCGGATATGTATATCGTTGGCTGAAACTGCGGTGAGGTGCACCAATATTCCGTGAGACCGGTTCGACTCCGGTTCCGTCCACTAGCATTTACATTATGTATAAATCAGGGAGCCGTACACCCTTCAAGCGTAGCCGTTCCATAAGGTACATTGGATTATTCATTTTCTTATTTTTCTGCCTGTACAATACCGTACAGGCAGTTTTTAACTACCTGAAAATGGCGTTAAAATGGCGAAGTTTCTGTTTGCTAAACTTGTCAATAACGATTACCTTTACTGATGTAATAAACTAAAAGTCAAACCATTAATTCAGAATTATGAAAGAATTAGTAACCATTCAGCAAAAGCTGAAAGCCCCGAAAGGGCAATTTAATAAGTTCGGTAGTTACAAATACCGTAGTTGTGAGGATATTCTTGAGTCAGTGAAACCTATTCTGACTGAAACAAAGTGTTCGTTAACTCTCAGTGATGAGATGGTGCCAGTAGGCAATAGAATTTATGTAAAAGCAACTGCCACTTTAACCAACGAAAAAGGGGAAAAAGAAATAGTGACTGCTTTTGCGAGAGAAGAGGAAACAAAGAAGGGAATGGATGGCAGCCAAATTACCGGAGCCTCATCTTCTTATGCAAGAAAGTATGCTCTTAACGGTCTATTTTGCATTGATGATACAAAAGACAGTGATGCAACTAACACTCACGATAAAGAAGACGCACAACAGCCTGCAAAAACACCGGCTAGTATGAAGAATCCAGTTTATACTGGTGCCCAACTGAAAAAGGCTATTGCTGACATGCTTGCTGTCAAAAGCAGAGCTGAACTTGAAAAAGTATGGTATGCTAATCCGGCTATGCAAAATGATAAAGAGTTTGTAAATGCTTGTATGGAAATGGGCAAAATTTATCCTGCATCATGATAGAGTTGGTTAAATCGAGTGTGGTTTTCTCAGAAGAGAACCACACATATTTTCTTGGTGAAAAGCAACTGAAAGGTATTACCGGAATGATAAGCCGGCAACTATTTCCCAATAAGTATAGGGATATTCCAGAATACATATTGAAAAAAGCTGCTGAAAAAGGCAGTCGTATTCATGGACAATGCCAGTTTGCTGATGTTACAGGATTACCACCCGAGAGTATTGAAGCTATTAATTATATCAGGGAAAGAGTAAATGCCGGATATAAGGCTTTTGCCAATGAGTACACTGTTTCAGACAATGAATATTTTGCATCGAATATTGATTGTGTTTGGGAAAAGGACGAAAAAATCAGTCTTGGCGACATCAAGACTACTGCAAGCCTTGACCGTGAGTATTTGAGTTGGCAGCTATCAATCTATGCCTATTTGTTTGAACTTCAAAATCCACTAATTAAAGTTGATAAACTGTTTGGCATTTGGTTACGTGGAAATAAGTCGGAATTAGTCGAGATTGAGCGTAAGCCGGATGCAGAGGTTAAGAGATTACTGGAGTGTGAGATTAAAGGTGAACAGTTCTTACCTAATGCTCCTGTTCCAGCCGATGAGAAGCAGCTTATTCCTATGCAATTAGTAAATACTATTATTGATATAGAGGAACAGGCGAGTTATATCGCTGAAGTGCAGAAAGGTTATAAGGAACAGCTTAAAAGTGCCATGCGTGAGAACGGTGTTAAATCATGGGACGCCGGTCGGTTGCGTGTTAGCTATACTCCCTCTTCAACGGGTAAGAGTTTTGATGCAAAGAAGTTTCAGGAAGATCACCCGGAACTATATTCTCAATATTTAAAAACATCAACTAAAGCGGATAGTATTCGTGTAACTATAAGGGAGGAAGGAAAATGAGTGTTAATAAAGTAATTCTTATAGGGCGTGCCGGTAAAGACCCGGATGTGAGAACATTGGACGGTGGAGCGAAAGTAGCTTCTTTATCTTTTGCTACAACAGATAAGGCGTACACCTTACAAAATGGAACCCAGGTGCCGGAACGTACAGAATGGCATAATCTTATTTTTTGGAATAAGACTGCTGAAATAGTTGAGAAGTACGTCCATAAAGGAGATAAGTTGTATATAGAAGGTAAGTTACGCACTCGTAACTATGACGATAGCAAAGGAGTTAAACGTTACATAACTGAAGTCTTTGTTGATAGTATCGAGATGCTTACACCGAAAGTTCAACAACAGGCTGCTCCTGTACCACCACCGTTACCAACGCAACAGCCTACACAGAGACAGCAACAACAAGTACAGCAGCCTGCATATCAGCAACAGCCATATCAACAGGTATCACCGCCTGATGATTTACCATTCTAAATATGGCAGAAGCTATTCTAACAAAACAAAATGGGGTAGTCACAATGGATAAGTCGTTTGACTACCTCTGTTCCACGCTCAAGAATGGAACTTACACTGTAAGCATCAAGAGAAAGGTAGAACCACGTACCCTGTCGCAGAACGCGCTCATGTGGCTGTGGTTTGCCTGTATTGAGAGGGAGACAGGCACGGATAAGTTGGATGTACATGATTACTATTGCCGGAAGTTTCTTCCACGGCAAATATGTATGAATGGAAATATTGTTTCGGTTGTTGGAAGTACTTCTAAATTGAATACGATCCAAATGAAAACTTTCATGGATAAGGTTCAGGCTGATGCTGCCACCGAATTAGGAATCAATTTGCCATTGCCTGTTGACCAGTACTATAAAGATTTTATTAATGAATACCTGCATAGGTAAGTATTAACTCAAAGTTTAATTAAAATGGATTTGAATATTTCAAAAGCAAAATTGACCAAAAAGGGATGTCTTGAAGTGGTCTATGCAGACAAGGAAGGAAACGATATTGTTTTCAAGGGGATTAATCCTGTTCATCCGGATTTGAAGGATTCGCTAAACAAGCTCATACCCTACATTGTCGATATTACAGAACAGAAAGAATCCCAGTACATTAATTGGGAACGTCCAGAGTCATGTCTTGAAGATGAGTTCTTCAAAAAGTTCAATGTAACCGGCGTTAGCATTGGTGGTGATTCTTCTTTTGAGGTTTGTGTGTTGACAGGTAAGCGAACCCTTATGACGAGCAAAGTCCTTAATCTTTGTTCTCCTGGTATCGGTTTCGATCCGGACAATGAATCGTATGTGCATTGTGAGGAGTTTCGTGATGCGGTTTATAATTTCTTGTATGAAGCAGAGCTTTATGTTACAGAGAATAAATGTTCGGAGATTCAAAGGGAATTTGAATTTAAAGATGGTGAGGATCCGTTTGACAAGGTTGATGAAGCTGCTGATGCAATGAATGAAGATGGTGAAGATAACGGGATATGTTCAACAGTTGAACATCATGAATTAGTATTAGAACCTGCTTCATGAAACCAATTTATGTGACTAAGACGCCCAATCTGTACCGGATTCAGTTCGAGTATCACCCAAAGTTGGTCGAGGTCATAAAGATGATACCAAGTAAGCCACGCTATGACGGAACAGACCGGGCGTGGCTTGTTAGTATCAATGATACGCGTTATCCTATTGGACGTGATGCGAATTGGTATGTGAGAGCTTTTGCGCAATGGGCTGTTCAGATGCGTTATTGTTCTACTGTCAAGGAACGTGAGGTAACTGAAGATATTAATTATGATATTCCTCCGATGAAACCTTTTGTCGGTGAACACTATATGTTACTTCAACCTTACGAGTATCAACTTGAAGGAGTACAGTATGCAATAGAGCACAAACGCTGTTTTTTCGGTGACCAGCCCGGATTAGGTAAAACATTGCAAGCCATATGTGCAGTTGTTAAAGCACATAAGGAAGCGCCCATTTATGGTGAGTCTTTTCCAGTACTTGTAATTTGCCCTGCTGCGTTGAAAGTAAACTGGCAGCGTGAGTTTAAGAAGTTCGCAGGTATGAATTCGATTATCCTTGATGACAGAAACCGACAGTCCTGGCAATCATTTTATGAGTGTAAAAAGTCTGATGGCAACCCACTTTGTGAGGTGTTCATTACTAATTATGAATCGCTTAATAAATTTTTTGTAAAAGCTGTAAATAAGGAATCCAAGCTTACAATGAAAAGTATTGCTTTCGATCAGCGTGTCTCTCTGTTTAGGTCTGTTATCATTGACGAATCTCATAAATGCAAATCAAGTAAAACTCAACAGAGCAAATATGTTGAAGGTATCTGCAAAGGTAAACGTTATATATTCGCATTGACCGGTACTCCTGTTGTTAACAATAATACAGACTTGCTACAACAGCTAAAAATATTAGGTCGATTAGAGGACTTTGGAGGTTATAGCCGGTATGTTGAAAGATATTGTGATGGTCCCAAACAGGCATCCAACGTTAAAGAGCTGAATTGGCGACTATGGAATACTTGCTTCTTTCGTCGTGAGAAGTCAAAGGTGCTTACACAACTTCCGGACAAGACTCGTCAATACTTGACAGTTGATATCACTACCACCAAAGAGTATAAGGCTGCCGAGGCTGATATGGTAAAATACTTGAAGAAGTACAAGAACGCTTCGGATGAACAAGTGCAGAAATCAATGAATGGTGCCGTTATGGTGCAGATGCAGCTTTTAAAGCAGATATCTGCCAGAGGTAAAATCAAGGCTGTTTGTGAATTTGTCCATGATGTTATCGACGGTGGTGAGAAGCTGATACTTTTCGGTTACTTGAAAGAAGTTGTAGCAGAACTGAAAAAGGAATTTCCTAAAGCTGTTACTGTAACGGGTTCCGATAGTGTCAACCAAAAGCAATATGCCGTTGACTCTTTCCAAAATAATCCGGATTGTAAACTGATTATTCTGAATTTCAAATCGGGCGGTACCGGGCTTACTTTGACTGCTGCCAGTCGTGTTGCTTTTATAGAGTTCCCTTGGACTTTCAGTGATTGCGAACAGGCAGAAGATAGAGCACACCGTAACGGTCAAAAGAACAACGTTAACTGCTATTACTTCTTAGGTAAGGATACTATTGACAAGTATATGTATGATGTGATTCAAACAAAGAAGAACATTGCTAACGGTGTAACCGGAACGGATGACCAAGTAGAAGAGAATATGGTGAATCTTGCAATGGACTTGTTTAGGGATAAATTATGAAGCCATTTAGATTAGTTATAATTGGGCAGAGAACTCATATTCAGGAATACAAGAAAGAAATGTTGTTCGGTCCTGAATGGGAAACCATAATATCCTTTGTCGGTTGCAGGAACAGGTGTAAACAAATCGTTGACCTTCTAAATGAATGTGCTACGATTTCAAAAAACAAGCAGAAAAATGACTGAAGAAGATATTCGTAAATTGGAGGTGAAATATTCTGAAACCAAGATACAACACATTTGTGTAACTTGGTTCAGAGAAACGTTTCCCAATGTCGGCCCTCTACTCTTTGCTATACCAAACGGCGGCGTCAGGACAAAGAAAAGCGGTGCTATGCGTAAATATGAAGGTGCCATCGCTGGTGTTGCTGACTTGATTCTGCTTTTTCCTCGCGGTGGTAAGAGCAGTCTTTGCATAGAGATGAAAACTCCACATGTAAAAGGTAAACGTGCCGGAACGCAGTCTGATGAGCAAAAAGAATGGCAGGCATTAGTTGAGAAATATGGCAGTGTATATGTCGTTTGTCATGGGTTGATTGAGTTCATTAATAGCGTTTGCTATTATCTGAAAGCTGACCCTCAACCTTATATAAACAATGTCTTACGGAATTATTATAAATTGATATGACTTATATTGAACTTATCAATAGGTTTTGGGAACTTGACGAAAGCTGGCAATTTTCCTGCTGTGAAACGAGGCTTTATTTTTACTTGCTAAAAATTGCGAATCGTTTAGGCTGGGAGGATAACTGGACACGTAGTGATACAAAGGTGTCATCTGACGTGGGAGTGTCTGTAAAAGTATTCAAGTCCGCCCGAAATAGATTAGTTCAAGCAGGTCTTATTGAATGTAAACAAGGCAATGGAAGAGGCAATAAATCAACGTATTCTATAAAAGGTGTACAAAAAGGTATGCAAAATATACCACCTTTACGGCATCCTTTAGGGACACCTTTAGGGTACCCTTTAGGGACACCTTTTCAAGAAAGCTCCCCCATACCCCCTAAAGAAGAATATAAGACAGAGACAAAGAAAGAACCCCCTAAAGGGGGTAAGAAAGAAAGTAGCTCTGGCGAGCTTTTCCCACTCTCTAAACCGGAGAAACCTAAAAGAGTCGCAAAAGAATTTATAGCTCCTACGCTTGATGAGGTTATTCAACACTTCATCAAGCAAAATGCTCCGGAACGGTTAGATGACTGGCAAGAGCAAGCAGAAATATTCTTCAATCACTTTGACTCGATAGGGTGGAAGAATGCCAATGGAGTGAAAATAGAGCGGTGGGATTCCAAAGCAAACCTTTGGATACTGGATCGTATTCGTGAAAATCGAAAAAATGAATTAGACCATGACGGAAGAGGAAAAGAATTTATCAAGCAAACTTCAAAATTTGATGGAGAAGGAAGCCGGCAAGCGCAAGCTGACGCTCCAACAGATAGAGAATCTGATACAAAGGCACAAAGAAAGTATTCAGAACGTTTCTGAATATGACTTAACTGATACGCAAGAGTATTACAGTCATTGGAATTTAATTTCTAACCTTGGTACGGATTATACGGAACGGGAGTTTAGAAAATTTGATGTTGATGATAACAACTCTAAACTAATTCAGTTTCTTCTGTACTACTTCAACGGATGTCGGTATGCTCAAAATGTGTTTCCGGAAGAGAATTACAAGGTTCATAAGAATCTTTTGCTTGTTGGTGAACCTGGTACCGGAAAAACAATGTTGATGCAGATTTTTGCAGATTATTTGAAACTCACTTGTAACCCCAATGCTTTTGAAAACTTGTCTGTTACTCAAATGATGAATTATTATAAAATTCACGGGCATATTGACTTGTACACTTACAATGAGAATCAATCCAAAGGATTTAAACCAAATCCCTTTAATATCTGCTTGAATGATATCGGTCTGGAAACGGAAAATCAAAAATCGTATGGTACCAGTCTCGATTCAGTTATTGATGAATTTCTTTATGCCCGGTATGAGATTTTTCAGCAATATGGCAAGAAGTATCATATAACATCGAATCTTGGCATAGCCGAATTTAAGAAACGTTTTGGGCCAAGATTAGTGGATCGTTTTAAAACGTTTAATGTTCTCCCCCTGTGTGGCGAGAGTCGTAGAATATAGCTACTATGAAAGTTACAATTTACTGGGTTACTAAAGATTCGGATAAAATTGCTCGTATCAGAGAGCGTTTCGGTATTGGAACGTATCGAAGTGTGAACGGTGAAACGCCTGCTGAAATACGAGAAGAAGATATGGAACTTCTTCGGGAAACTGAAAGAAGAGGATTTATTCAAATACGTAATAAGCCCACATGAAAATGGCGTTAAAATGGCGAAGTTTCTGTTTGCATAACTTGTCATTTTACGATAACTTTACTGATGTAATGAATTAAAAGTCAAACCAATATAATTAAATTATGGAAGTACAAAACATTAGAATTGACCTTATTAGTCCTTCTCCTTTGAATCCGAGAAAGACTTTTGATGAAGCAGCTCTTGAAGAGCTCGCAAGCAACATTGAAAAGCAAGGCTTATTGCAGCCTATCACCGTCAGGGTAGCCAAATCCGAAGATTTTACTGACTTAGAGACTGGCGGTGTTACGACAATTCCCTGTTCGTATGAAATTGTTTGCGGTGAGCGTCGTTTTCGGGCTGTGTCACTTTTGAAAGCAAAGGAAGATGAAGCGAATGTTGCAAAAATCAAAGCCCATCGAAAAAAGTCGGAGAAATTTCAGACAATATCCTGCATTGTCAGAGAAATGACAGACGATGAGGCTTTTGAAGCGATGATTACCGAGAATCTTCAAAGAAAAGATGTTGATCCCATCGAAGAAGCTTTTGCCTTTGCGCAGTTGGCTGAGAAAGGACGGACTTTGGAAGATATTGCTCTTAAATTTGGAAAGTCTACTCGTTTTGTCTTTGACCGTATAAAGCTAAACGGTCTTATCCCGGAACTGAAAGAACGTGTAAGAAATGGAGACATACCATTATCCGGTGCTATGATTCTTTCAAAACTTGACGAAGAAACTCAAAAGGAGTTCAATGAGGAAGAAGATGAACAATGCACGACATCTATGATACGTGACTATGTTAGTAATTCCTTTTTAGAACTGGATAAAGCGGATTGGATTAAAGAAGACGCAGACAATTGGGAAAATGGCGAATTTAAGCAGTGCTCTCAATGTGAATCTAATACCTGTAATCATGGTTGTTTGTTCTATGAGATGAATAATAAGAATGCTCGCTGTATCAATGCTGCCTGTTTTTATAGAAAGCGGATTGCATATGTAATCCGAAAGATTCTGCTTGAGAGTGAGAATCTTGTTAAAGTAGGTGAACCTTTTTCATTCGGAAAAACTGTTATTGTAGCAAAAGCAGAATATTATTGGAGTGATGAAAGAAAAGCACAATATGAAAGTGCTTTAGAAGCCGTAAAGCAACTTGGATTTGAAGTAGTTAATCCAGATGAGGTGTTTAGGAGTTTATGTTATTATAGTGCTGATGATGAACGGACACTAAAAATGCTTGATGAAGGTGAAATTTATCGCTGTATCTCATTCTTTGGTAATTATAATCCAGAATTTAATGTAAAATTCTATTACACAAAGAAAGAACTGGTTTCTAGTACTGCCGCTGTTGCCGATCTAAAAGAGATAGAAAGGGAAAAAATAAACGCCCAATTAAAAAGAGCGAAGGATATAGTCAAGGAGAAGTCTGCTGAAGAAATGCGCAAGTGGGCGCAAGAGAAAACATATTATCAGAGAACAAAAGAATTCTCTGAAAATGAACAACTTGTTTTTGATGTGCTGGTTCTTAGCGGTTGTAGCAGTACTTATCTTGAAAAACTGAATTTGAAAAAATGGAATGGTGAGAGTGATTTTGTAAATTATGTCAAGAACAACCAAGCTGACCGACACCAATGGTATAGAGCCTTTATTGCTGAATGCTTATCATCGAATAATGTGAATTTCTACTCCTATTTGCAAAAGTGTCAGAAAATCCTTTTTGCAGAACAATATCCGGATGATTTCAAAGCGCTCTCTAAGAAACTTGCGGATTCATATGATAAGAAAGAAAAGAAGCTCAAAGAAAGACTGAAAGAGCTAAATAACGATAACACAGAGGAAGCCTAGCGGTTTCCTCTCTTTATTGATGCACTTATGAAAACATGGACTGACGAGCAACTTACTATACTTGACAGTGAGTACCCGACTGCTGATTTAAAAGAACTTGCCGGGCGTCTTGGTAAAACACTTGAAGCTGTTAAATCCAAAGCTTTGATTCGTAAACTGAAACGTTCTCCGGACGTGAGGGTTTGGAGTCCGGAGAGAAGACAAAAACTGATAGTTCTTTATCCTAATCATACAAATCTTGAAATAGCTTCGATGCTTGGCTCAACTGAAAGTGCAGTTTCCGGTATGGCTTTCAAACTTAAATTGAGAAAGTCGGCAAAGTTCTTATTTGAACATTCCTCAAAAGGGTTCTTTCCCAAAGGACACCAACCGATGAATAAGGGACGTAAGCAAACGGAATATATGTCAGAGGAACAATTAGCAAAAACGAAAGCTACTCGATTTAAGAAAGGACATATCCCCAAAAATCATAAACCAGTCGGTTATGAACGCATAACTCGTGACGGTTACATTGAAGTGAAAACTGCCGAACCGAATGTCTTTGAACTTAAACATCGGCTTGTATGGATTGAGCATAATGGAGAAATCCCCCCTGGTTATAATATTCAGTTTAAAGATGGCAACAGGCAAAACGTTTCCATTGAGAACCTTTACATGATTAGTCGTTCTGAACAATTAAAAAAAGAGAATTCTTTGTATGCCCGATATCCGGAAGATGTTCAGTACCTAATCAAACTAAAAGGAGCTTTGAATAGACAAATTAATAAAGCAACAAAAAAGAATGAATCATGACTGATGGAGCAATAGATAGATTGAAAGAAATGGTTAATAAACCATTCCTTTATCAGAATGAAGAAGTTGTAATTCTTAATTACTGTGACGGTACTGGTGATGATGGTACCGAAGTTGAGATATACTTGAATAATGGCAAAGTGTTGGTATTTAGTATGTTTGATTTGGCTTCCAAATTGAACCGTTTCCGGCCAATAACAAATACAGTTGTCGTGTTAGCTAATGAACGGTTGAATAAGGTGTCTACAGTGAACCCTACCATTTTACAAGATTTGAGGAATTTGGTTCTTCAACAAATAAAGGATGTGAAAGAAGATCCTAGTAAAGTGAGCCAAGCAAAACAAGTTTTCCAAGGGGTTAATACCGTAATCAATCTTGCTAAGACTGAATTAGAGTACAGGAAATATTTAGATACAACAGACCCCTCAAAATAAATAATTAGTATGCTGATATATAAAGAATATGTTCATTGGTTTCGCATCAGAGACCAACCTAATAGAATCGTGTGAGATTATTCATAGTCTAACAATTTAACCCGATCGATATGATAACATTGAATAGGTTTGCCCAGAGATGCTTGAATATCATGAGGAAGCGCTTTAAGATGAATGAGCATAGCTCAAGAAAAGCGTTTAGCATAAGAATTGAAGCCGTTTGGAGAAAATTCGATATTGCTTCTAAATATAGGAGTGATAATCTTCCTAAATATTCGGAAGATGAAGAATTGGCAGCCGAGATGATAATTTACCTTGTTGCCTATTTAAAAAGATTTGGTTGTGAGGACATTGAACAGCTTATCAAAGATAAGATAGAGTTCGATGATAGAAAAAATGATTAGGTGTTGTTACTGACTGTTTGTGTTGTTGATTTTGTGTTGTTGATTTTAATATAGTTAGTTATGACAGAGATTATTCAAGTCTGCCTACTTGATTTTAATAAGGGGCAGCTCACGGGATTGCCGAAAAATCCACGTTTTTTTCGTGATTACCGCTTTGAAGCGATGAAGAAAAGCATTCAGGATTCGCCAGAGATGCTTGAGCTTCGGGAACTTATAGTTTTTCCCTACAATGATGGCAGATATATTGTTGTTTGTGGTAATTTACGTTTGCGAGCTTGCAAGGAGTTAGGTTATAAAGAACTGCCTTGTAAAATTCTGGCACCTGATATCCCCGTTAAGAAGTTGAGGGAATATGCCACTAAAGATAATGTCAATTTTGGTGAGAATGATTTGGACGTTATGGAAAACGAGTGGAATAAGGCGGAACTCCAAGACTGGGGCATCGAATTTGCTCCGGAGAAGAAAGAGGATGAATTTAAAGAGCGCTTTGATGCCATCACGGATGATACAGCCATTTATCCTCTCATTCCAAAGTATGACGAAAAACATGAGTTGTTTATCATCACCTCAAGTAATGAGGTAGATAGCAACTGGCTTCGTGAAAGGCTGGACATGCAGCACATGAAGTCGTACAAAACCGGGAAAATAAGTAAATCCAATGTAATTGATATAAAAGACGTTCGCCATGCCCTGCAAGATAGTAATACCAAGTCATAAACGCCATGACCGGGTGTTCGCTAAAAAGTTGGTGAACGATCCTATCATTTGCGTTGCTGAAAGTCAAGCTGACTTATATCAGCAATTTAACCCGGAATGTGAAATTGTTACTCATCCTGACGACGTTATGGGCCTCATCCCGAAACGTAATTGGATGGCAAAGCATTTTGGAGAACTTTTCATGCTTGATGATGATGTCCATGCCTGCAAACCTATTTATGTGGAAAAAGGAGAACCTAGCCGGATAAAGGATAAAGATAAGATAACTAATATCATTCAGTCATTATTTGAGATAGCCAGTATGATGGATGTACATCTGTTTGGCTTCACCGCTCGGATATCGCCGGTAATGTATGATGAATCCGCTTTTCTTTCTCTTTCGAAAATGATAACCGGTTGCAGTTATGGAGTAATCTATAACAAAAACACTTGGTGGAATGAGGAAATACGTTTGAAAGAAGATTTTTGGATTTCTTGTTACATGAAGTACAAAGAACGTAAGGTTTTAACCGATTTGCGGTATAATTTTGAGCAAAAGAACACTTTTGTAAACGCTGGTGGGCTTGCTTCTATAAGGAATCAGGAAGAGGAACGTAAATCTATCCTCTTTATCAAAAAGAATTTTGGTGATAGTATTTTGCTAAAGAGTGCAACCACTAATGGGAAAGACAAAACAAAGCAGCTCGTTCAATATAATATATCATGCAAATTCAAATTCTAATAGTCTGTAAAAAAGGCGTTTAAATGGTGTCCATTCTGTTTGTCATATTCGCCTTTTTTAGCTAATTTTACTGATGTAATAAACTAAAAGTCAAACCATTAAATTAGAATTATGATTATAAGAACAGTTTGCGGATATGATTTCTTTGAGGTGAGTTCTGCAATGCAGAAAGCCATTAGGCGAGCCGACACCGGGGTAGCCGGCTTTTTTGCATTGGAACTTTGGGCGAGTGGGTACCGCGACTATGTGTGGAAGCGTCTGTTTACCATTAGTGCTGAAGATTGCTATGGAATCATTACTAAAGAGATAGAAGCATTGTGGCAGGGGCATGAGCTGGTAAACAAGACTGCTACTGAACCCAAAGGGAGGATATTTGTCAGTAAAGCTGTTATTCTCCTTTGTGAATGTAGAAAGAATCGTGATGCGGATCATTTGCAAAACTTCATCTATGATAGAAAGGATATTGATATAGAAAAGTGGATAAATGATGTCAGGCGTTACCCTATTCCTATTCCAGATTACACTTTCGATGTACATACACGAAAGGGGAAAAAACATGGGAGAACCAAAGAAGAATTCTTTCAGGAAGAATACAAGGCGTTACAACCTCGTGTTCCTGGTTTATTCGATGATTTGGTTCAACCCAGTCAACCAAAGTTATTTAATGATGAAACCACGGCTAAGTAGCTGTGGTTTCTCATTTTTCATATAAGTCAAACCAATTTAATTTAGAAAATGAACACGTATTACAAATTTGCGCCAAATGTATTTTTGGCAAAGTGTGATGAGAAGCACGAAAAAGGTGAAACTATTGAAGTTACCACCAAGTATGGTAAGGAGAACGAAAGTATAGTATTTAACCTAATCTTCGAAAAAGATGGGTTTTACTATTATTCCATCGTTAGAGCTGACGGCTTTAATGTTCAAGAATGGGCTAAGCAAAGAGCGGAACGCAGGCATGAATGGGCGTCATCGGCAGTACAAAAAAGCAATGAGTATTTTCAGAAATCAAATAAACATCGCGATTTCCTTTCTTTGGGTGAGCCTATCAAAGTTGGACACCATAGCGAACGAGGACATCGCAAAATGATAGATGATGCCTGGAATAACATGGGGAAAAGCGTTGAGTTTAGCGATAAGGCTGCCGAACATGAAAGAGTTGCGAAGTATTGGGAAAAAAGGGCTAATACGATAAACTTGTCCATGCCGGAAAGTATAGATTTCTACGAACATAAGTTGGAACAAGCAAAAGAATATCACGAAGGATTGAAGTCCGGTAAGTACCGACGCGAGCATACATACGCTATGGCTTATGCCAATAAAGCAGTAAAAGAGGCTAAAAAAAATTATGACCTTGCAGTAAAGCTGTGGGGCGATGTTTAATAATCTGTAGTATCTCAAATAATTTACTATGAGAGAATTATCAAAAGAAACCTCATTACAAAGGGTAATGAGGGCTTCAGGTCGTGTACCTGTACAATGCTCATGCAGTGTTTGTAAACAACAATGTCATACGCCATGTTTAGGTACTCCTGATGATATTGAACGAATTATTGATGCAGGTTATGCCGACAGGTTAGCGCTGACGAACTGGGCTGCTGGTATATTCTTAGGGGTTATTAATATTGCTATTCCGATGATTCAGCCCGTTGCTGGTAAGGAGTATTGTGCTTTTTTCGAGAATGGACTGTGTATCTTACATGATAAGGGTTTGAAGCCCACTGAAGGACGTTTGTCTCATCACACTGTCAGGAAGGATAACTTCAATCCTGCTATGAGTATTGCTTGGAACGTTGCAAAAGAATGGCTGATGCCGGAGAATGAGGATGTACTTTCTCGTGTAGTAAATAAATTCTTGAATGCGAGGAAGCCATGAATGTGTGTCAATCAATACCTCGTAGAGATTGTAAGGTGTTTGCTAAATGTGGAGCAAAATCCTTATCACATTGCCGGCGGCACCGCGAAACTGATGAGAAGTGTAAAAGTTGTACTCTAATTCGTCGTAAGCCGCGTAATCGGATTATAGATGATTCAGGACGTGAAATGAAAAGATGTACCCATTGCGGAAATTACTTCTACTTGAACCGGTTCTACAATCGTATAGTGGTGAGAAAAGGTAAGGAATATCATTTGTTGACTTCCTGGTGCCGTATGTGTATGTCACAGATTAATAATCAGAGGGCAAAGAAGAAAAAGTGACTTGTCTATTAAATTTTTTGTATGAAATATTATGCTTCAGTCAGCTTTGGAAAGGATTCCTTGGCAATGCTTTTCATGCTAATAGATAAAGGATATCAGTTGGATGAAGTCGTTTTCTATGATACAGGTATGGAATTTCAGGCAATCTATAACACTCGTGATGCTGTTCTTCCAATTCTTAAAAAACTTGGCATTAAATATACAGAACTACATCCGGAGCAACCTTTTCTTTGGACAATGTTTGAAAGGCCGGTTAAGAAAAGAGGGACCAATATTATCCATAAAAAAGGATATAGTTGGTGTGGGGGAACATGTCGGTGGGGAACGAGTGAAAAACTTCGTGCATTGAAAACTCACACAAAAGACGGAATTGATTATGTCGGTATTGCTGCCGATGAGACCCATCGCTTTGAAAAGGAAAAACGACCCAATCGGGTTTTACCACTTCGTGATTGGGGCATTACTGAAGCAGATGCACTCCAGTATTGTTACACAAAAGGCTTTGTTTGGCATGAGGATGGAGTAAGGCTATATGAGCTACTTGATCGTGTGAGCTGCTGGTGTTGTGGAAATAAGAACTTGAAGGAGTTGAAGAATATGTATTTGTATCTTCCATGGTATTGGAAAAAGTTGAAAGAACTTCAGTTAAATACTGATAGACCTTATCGGCGTAATAGTGGAGAAAACATTTTTGATTTAGAGGAAAGATTTAAACGTGAAATGCAACAAAAAGGGTTATTATGATTCCCATATGTGTAAATGGAAAAGATTATTATGATCGAGAAGAAGCACTTGCTGCCTGGTTCAAAGAATGGTTGATGAAACAAGACTTTGAGCAAGACCTTATTGACCGGGAGAAAGAGCTTGAATATCGAAGAACCCATCCAGATTGGGATATTCCCTACGTAATGTATGGAGTTCGTAAAAAACACAAGTCTATTAAGAAGAATGAAATAGCTGTGTTTTATGACTTGTTACCGAGACAAAAGCGTGCTCGTACTGCTGAAACGCACTGGTACAAAGTGCTATACAAGAGAAAGGCTACACCTGAAGAAGTAGCGTCACTCAAGGCAGGAGAATACACTCATAGATATTTGGTATATTCCCTGTTTATTGAGAAGAGGATGACTCTTGACAAGGCTTTGTCCCTTATAGTTGCCGATGACAAGTTGTTAGGCATTACTGATAATACCATCTCTGAAATTGTAACAGCCTTTGAGACTTTCTTTAGCCGTAAGTTTAGAATTTATAAACCCGAATTTACAACCCAACTTAGTTTATTTACGTAATATGAAAACATACTTGAATTATTGAAGAAAAAGACTGGGTAAAATGGCGTTAAAAAGGCGAAGTTTCTGTTTGTAAAACTTGTCAATAACGATTACCTTTATAGATGTAAAGAACTAAAAGTCAAATAAATATATCAATAATACATAGAATAGTATGAATAAAGTGACATTAAACGGACAAAAAATAGTTGATAGTATAACAGAAGGTTATCCTGTTACAGTTATACGGGAAGATGGTTTCAGATATATTATTAGCATGGAGCGTAAACGAGGTGAAGAAGTATATTCATATCAGTTTGGACGTATTAAAAGAGAATTTGACTCTTTTGATAGTTTAGAGAATGCACTTAGTTCATATGAATTTACAAAGGTTATTTTTTAATTACAAGAAAGAAATTAAATGAAAGAATATATTTTAACTGAAATACGTAATACCTTATTTGGTAAAATCTCCAATGAGGAAATCTCAACCGTAATTGATTCCATATCATTTTGTTTGAGAAATTATGAGATTACGGCAAAAGAAACTTCTGTTGTAGTTTATGATAATTCCGATATGCAGATCATAAACCGATTTTTCATAGCTAAAGCTGTGGAAGGATTATGCCAAAGTTCATTAGATTACTATCGTATCATATTAAGAGCGTTTATCATACAAGTAGGAAAACATATCAAGGAAATCGTCACCGATGATGTCCGTGTCTATTTAGCCTATAAGAAGATTAATAAATGCAGTGATAATACTCTTAACAACATTCGAAGAACTTTAAGCAGTTTCTTTACTTGGTGTACAGAAGAAGGTATCCTTGATAGAAATCCAATGCTTAGAATCAAGGGAGTGAGACAAGTGAAGAAATTGAAGAAACCTTTAAGTGAAGATGACATGGAGAAACTAAGGTCTTTGGCAAAAACAAAGAGAAATAAGGCGATAATCGAGTTCTTGTTTTCTACCGGCTGCCGTGTTTCTGAAATGGTTAACGTGAACCGTAATGATGTAGATTGGCAAAATGGGCAGATTGATGTACTTGGAAAAGGGCGTAAGTACCGAACTGTTTACTTGTCTGCTCGCTGTAAAATAGCTCTTCAGGAATATGTTGATTCAAGGACTGATAATTTAGACGCCTTGTTTTTGTCTGATTATGAGGGTATGTGCCAACAGATAAAAGATATGAATAAACTATCCCGTATATCGAGGGGGGCTGTTGAAATCATGCTAAGGAATCTAGGGAAGAAGGCGGGTATATCCAATGTACATCCACATAGACTCAGGAGAACGGCGGCAACTACAGCCCTAAAACGAGGAATGCCAATAGAACAAGTACAGAAGATGCTAGGGCATGAGAGCATTGAGACAACTACTATTTATGCACAATCAACCAATGACGAAGTTAAATTAGCCCATGAAAAATATATTATCTGATATAAACAGAATGCTTGGAATAACTGATAGTTATCAGGCTCCTGAAAAGATTATGAATATTCTAACAGGAGATGAAAAAGAGTGCATAAGAGTATTTAAGGAGTTTCTAAACTATTTCAAATGTGACATTAGCTACGACTGGTTTCATGAATACTTTGAAGATGAACATGCTGATAGGAAGAATAACAAGCAGGATTTTACTCCTAAATGTCTTTCAACTTTGGTTTCTAAGCTATTAGGTTCTGACACTGGCGTTACCTATGAGCCAACTGCCGGAACTGGCGGGATGCTTATCTCAAATTGGTACAATCACCGGAATGCTATCAGTTTTATTGATTATAAACCAAATGACCATCTGATAGTGTGTGGTGAGCTGTCTGATAAAACAGTACCTTTTCTTCTATTCAATTTATCTATTCGTGGAATATCCGGTATAGTATTCCACGGAGATACTTTGAGGAATGAGTATAAGGCAGTATATATATTAACTAATAGATTCAATTCCCCTTGTGATTTTTCAACAATCACCAAGTGGAAATAACCCTCAATACAAGAACAGTAATGAATAAAACTCAAAAGGAATTGTTAGCAAGGCTTATGGCTGTCACAAATAGTCTTGGAGGATCGCTTGACGGAACTGCGACCTGTGAACAAAAATATATTGATAGACAACATGCTCACATGCTCTCATACAAGGTCATATATGGTTTATTTGGCGATAATCCTAATAATCCATATCGTGAAGATGATATAAATAATGCCTATAAAGCTATTGAGGAAATGGAGAAACTGGAACAAAAGGTATATCCTGACCGGAGTGGCTTTTTGAAGGATGAAGAAAAATGATAACACTCAAAATAAAAATAGAAATGAGCGTTTTTGTAAAGCATTTCAGCAAGAAGGTACCCCACAGGTGGTACAGACATGGAAGAAAGGTGTTCCGGCTGACTCCTGAAAGCATGTTTGACAAGGAATCCCGGACTTTCCATTATGAATGTATCGAGAACAACTATAAAAGCGGGTGCTACATCATAGGGTTCAACCTTTATGATGACATGATCCCGATAACGGAGGATGAGTGGCGGAACGCTATGGAGAATTGCATAAACCCGTATTGATTATGAGTGAATATTCATTGAAAGAAAGAGTTCAGATGTTAACATCATCGCTTGTATATGGCGGTCCTATGACATTTGAGCAAATCAAGAAATTAGATTGGTTGAAAAATACATCTGAATACGGAATATTATTCTATCTCCGGGAAGCTGAAAGATATGAATGGATAAAAACTAAATGTTTCAGCGGTGGTAAGCCGAATATCTATTCGGCAACGGCTAAAGGCCGAA